GGCGAGATTAAATATGAGCTTAAAGCATTGGAATTGCTTGGGAAGCATAGCGACATCAGCCTGTTCACCGACAAATCCGAGATCACCATAAACTATAACTCACCAGACGCCCTCGAAGCGGCGATCAAGGAGCGGGTCAAGCGGCTACTGAACGCCGATATCATCGACATGACCCCCAATGGTATAGACCTTGACGAGGAGTTGGGGGTCTACACCCCTGAACCGGAGGAAGCCGAAGGGGAAGAAGAGGATGAGGAGTAAACAGATGAAAGTTAATTTGGCTTTTTTACATAGTTTTTCTGGCGGTGTTAATGGTGAGGGTAATCTGACGTCGCCGCTGACTATTACCGGGGATGAGAACGCAATCACGCTGACCAAGGGTGATAAGTACGACGAGTGGCTGAATAACACTACTCTTGTGCGGGATACCGACAGTCCCGGTGGGGTGAGCAACATTGCTGCGCTCAATCGGCGCACGCTGTTTGAGGCCATTGAGGCGTGGGTGAACGGTGAAGAATATGGCCGTCAGGTGTGGACGGGTGAAGAGGAATAATGCCCTCAGGTCGCCCCAACTTGCAGTTGATCGACGAGATTAGCTTGGCTGATCTACCTAGAATCTTGCCTGCGTTACCCCTACACGAGCAGGAGAAGCTGTTAGCCGAGCTAGAGAAGCTCCAAGAGCTAAAATCCAAGCAAATCGCCCAAGATAAGTTCCTTGGGTTCGTCAAAGAGGTCTGGCCGAGCTTCATTGGGGGCCGACACCATGCCAAAATGGCTGATGCCTTCGAGCGCGTTGCAAACGGTAGCTGCAAGCGCCTCATAATTAACATGCCTCCGCGCCATACCAAGAGCGAGTTCGCCTCTTATCTGCTCCCTGCTTGGTTTTTAGGCAAATTTCCGCATAAAAAGGTCATTCAGTGCTCGCATACGGCTGAATTGGCGGTTGGCTTTGGCCGTAAAGTGCGAAATTTGGTCGACACTGACACTTACCACCGCATTTTCCCCGAACTTTCGCTGGCATCGGACTCAAAAGCAGCCGGTCGGTGGAACACCAACAGAGGCGGGGACTATTTCGCTATCGGTATAGGCGGTGCGGTGACCGGTAAGGGTGCTGACGTGCTTATCATCGACGACCCGCACTCGGAGCAGGAAGCTGCGCTGGCGGAAGTTAACCCCGATATCTACGACAAGACCTACGAGTGGTATACGTCCGGGCCACGTCAGCGTCTGCAGCCCGGTGGGGCCATCGTCGTCGTGATGACGCGCTGGTCGAAGCGCGACCTGACCGGGCAAATCCTCAAAGACGCGGCTGCTAATGACAGCATTGGCGAGTGGGAAGTTATTGAATTTCCAGCCATTCTTCCAAGTGACAAGCCGCTATGGCCTGAGTTCTGGGAGTTGGAAGAGCTTCTGAAGGTCAAGCGCGACGTCCCTAACAGCAAGTGGATGGCGCAGTACCAGCAAAACCCTGTATCCGAGTCTGCTGCTATTGTGAAACGTGAGTGGTGGCAGGAGTGGACGAGAGAAAGTCCGCCTCAGTGCGACTTCATCCTGCAAAGCTGGGATACGGCCTTCGAGAAGACACAACGTGCCGACTATTCGGCGTGCACCACATGGGGGGTGTTTTATCACCCGGACGATGCAGGGATCGAGCAGGCTAACATCATCCTGTTAAATGCCTTCCGGGATCGCATGGAGTTCCCAGAACTGAAGCGGGTGGCTGTTGAGGAGTACCAAGACTGGGAGCCGGACAGCGTCATCATCGAGAAAAAGGCATCGGGTGCACCTCTTATATATGAGATGCGTGCCATGGGCATACCGGTGCAAGAGTTCACGCCTACGCGCGGGAATGACAAGATCAGCCGTCTGAACGCCGTTGCGGACATATTTGCCTCTGGTCGGGTATGGGCACCAGCTACCCGCTGGGCCGAGGAGGTCATCGACGAGGTGGCTGAGTTTCCTGCAGGTACCCATGACGACTATGTGGATACTGTATCAATGGCAATGCACAGGTTCAGGCGCGGGGGCTATGTGACTACTACGCTAGACGAACCGGACGAAATCCAGTATTTCAAGTCGAACCGCAATAGGGGGTACTACTGACATGTCTGAGGTGAAGGCTCTCTTTCCGATAGGGAAGACCCAGTGGCGCAAGTGGAATGATGACCAGCGCACGGCATTTAACGAAGCTATGGCTGAAGGCGTCCCGTTCGGTGACGCTGTAGCAGGCGCAAACCAGACGCAGCATGGCAAGCCGAAGAAGAATGTGCTCGATATCCTAGGGGATGTCGTCGAGACCGTAGTAGAGGTGGCTGAGATCGCCACCCCCGCAGTGGCTGTTGCCAAGACTGTAGCCCGCGCGACCCGCAAGAAGAAAGCAAAGTAATGGCCATCGACAAGTCGCTAAGCCAAGCCCCCATAGGCCTCTCCACTGCTATGATGAGTGCTGGGCCCGCGCTTGAGATCGAGATTGAGAACCCTGAACGGGTTACGCTCGAGAACGGCGACATGGAGATAATCCTCGAACCCGGTGATGAGGACGACGGTGAAGGCGGCTTCAACGAGAACTTGGCCGAGACGCTCGACGAGAGCGTGCTGGTGCAGCTGGCTGGTGACCTGACCGGTGAGTTTGATGAGGATGTTGCGAGCCGCAAGGACTGGATACAGACATATGTAGACGGGCTTGAGCTGCTTGGCCTCAAGGTGCAGGACCGCACGGAACCTTGGCCCGGTGCGTGTGGTGTGTTCCACCCCATCCTGTCGGAAGCTGTGGTTAAGTTCCAAGCCGAGACCATGATGGAGACGTTCCCGGCACAAGGTCCGGTTCGGACCCAGTTGATCGGTAAGGAGACCCCTGAGAAGCGCGATGCAGCGCAACGCGTGCAGGAGGATATGAATTACCAGCTTACGGACGTCATGTCCGAGTATCGGCCTGAGCATGAGCGCATGCTGTGGGGTCTGGGCCTAGCAGGCAATGCGTTCAAGAAGGTGTATTTCGACCCGGCGCTGGGGCGTCAGGTGTCTATGTATGTGGCCGCAGAGGATGTGGTCGTCCCTTATGGCGCGTCCAGCTTGGAAGTCGCTGAACGCGTCACCCATATCATGCGTAAGACGCCGAACGAGCTTGCTCGTCTGCAGTCGTCGGGCTTCTACCGTGATGTTGACCTGCCTGAGCCCACTAATACCCTCGACGAGGTGGAGAAGGCCATAGCCGAGCAACTTGGCTTCCGTGCCGAGACTGACGACCGCTACAAGCTGCTGGAGATGCACGTCGACCTCATCATCGAGGACGACAAGTTCCGGGACGAGGACGACGACAATGTCGCGCTGCCCTACGTCGTGACCATCGACAAGGCTACTGAGACGGTCCTGTCCATCCGTCGCAACTGGAACCCAGATGACAAGAAAAAGGCCAAGCGCAACCACTTCGTACATTATTCGTATATTCCGGGCTTTGGGTTCTACGCTTTTGGCCTCATTCACCTCATTGGCGCTTTTGCTAAGTCTGGTACCAGCCTTATCCGTCAGCTTGTTGATGCTGGCACTCTGTCTAACCTACCCGGTGGCTTCAAAACTAAGGGCCTTCGCGTCAAGGGCGATGACACACCCATAAGCCCCGCAGAGTGGCGAGATGTCGACGTAGCGTCGGGTACAATGCGCGACAATATCATGCCGCTGCCGTACAAGGAGCCGAGCCAAGTACTCTACTCGCTTCTGGGTACCATCGTAGAAGAAGGCCGTCGCTTCGCAGGGGCTGCTGACCTCCAGATCAGCGACATGTCCGCTAACGCGCCAGTCGGAACCACACTGGCGATCCTAGAGCGCACCTTGAAGATGATGTCGGCTGTGCAGGCGCGCATCCACTATGCGATGAAGCGGGAGTTCCAGCTCCTCAAGGGCATCATCCGCGACTATACCCCCGACGAGTATAGCTACGAGCCTGAAGAAGGGTCGCGTAGAGCTAAGAAATCCGACTATGACATGGTCGAGGTTATCCCGGTATCGGACCCCAACGCTGCCACAATGGCGCAGAAGATCGTCCAGTATCAGGCTGTCATCCAGTTGGCGCAGGGCGCGCCGCAGATTTACGACCTGCCTTATCTGCATCGGCAGATGCTAGAGGTACTGGGGATTAAGAATGCCGAGAAGCTCGTGCCGCTCAAGGATGATGGCAGCATGAAGCCGCGTGACCCCGTGTCCGAGAATATGGACCTGCTGAACGGCAAGCCCGTGAAGGCGTTTATCTACCAAGATCACGAGGCGCACATCGCTGTCCATATGGCAGCTATGCAAGACCCGAAGATGGCGCAGCTTGTCGGGCAGACACCTTGCGTTCGAGTATCGCAAACAGATCGAGCAGCAGGCCGGTGTACCCCTGCCTCCGCCAGACGCAGAGATGGACGAGCAGACCGAGATTGCCGTGTCGCGGCTCGCCGCACAGGCAGCAGCTCAGCTGTTCCAGAAGAACCAAGCCGAAGCTGCCCAGCAGCAGGCGCAGCAGGCGGCTCAAGACCCGCTGGTTCAGATGCAACAGGCAGAACTGCAGATCAAACAGAAGGAAGTCGACCTCAAGGAGAAGAAGCTCCAGATCGACGCGGCCAACATGGCCGACAAGTCCGAGATCGAGAAAGAGCGCATCGCCGCTCAGAAAGAAATCGCTGGCCTGCAGGTCGGTGCAAAAATTGCCACAGACAAGGCCAACTTGTCGGCAAAACAGCAGGAAGCCGGGCTTCGTATGGGCATCGAGATCGCCCGCGAAACCGCGCAGATGGCACAACCCCAACCCGTTTCCGAAGAACCTACGCCTAAGGAGGAATGATGAATGACATACTAAAGTACCTTGCAGAGCAGATCGACAAGGAATGCCGGATCATCGAGGAAGACCTCGCGCTCGGCAGCATCAAGGATTTTGGCGACTATAAGTTTTCCTGCGGCAGGTACCGTGGGCTGCTGAATGCCAAGAATATCCTTATGGAAACAGCAACCAGACTGGAACATGACGATGACTAATACAGAGGACGAAACTCTGCCGCAGACCCCTGAGCTTTTTCTCGGGTCTGACCCCAACAACCCGGATGCGGTTACCGTACTGCCGGACACAGACGACCGTAAGGCTAAGCAGCTACCTGAGCCTTCTGGTTATCGCATCCTGTGCGCCATCCCCGATGCAGAAGAGAAAACCGCAGGCGGCATCTATAAGTCCGACGCCACCCTGCAGTTCGAGGAGCTTACCACTCCGGTGCTATTCGTGCTCAAGGTTGGCCCCGATGCGTTCAAAGATGCGTCACGCTTCCCCTCAGGGCCGTGGTGCAAAGAAGGCGACTTTATCCTGACGCGTCCGCACGCAGGTAGTCGCGTAAAAATCCATGGCCGCGAGTTCAGGATCATCAACGATGACTCTGTCGAAGCTGTGGTTGAGGACCCGCGCGGGATTACCCGGGCGTAAAAACGGCAGTTTGCCGTACAAAGGAGACGAAAATGAACACGCAAAGCGACGATAACGACGACTTTTCGTTCGAGATTGAAGACGAAACCGTCGAAAAACCCGAGATAATGGTAGAGGATGACACTCCTGAGGAAGACAGGGGCCGCACGCCCATGCCCAAGGAGTTGGTCGAGGAACTCGAAGCCGATGAGCTTGAGGAGTATTCCGAGAAGGTCAAGACTCGCCTGAAGCAGATGAAGAAGGTCTGGCACGACGAGCGCCGGGAGAAAGAGCGCGAGGCGCGGGAGAAAGCAGAAGCCTTAACCGCTGCCCAACGCCTGCTCGAAGAGAACCGCAAGCTCAAGGCTACTATGTCGGAAGGCGAGCAGTCGCTCATCGGTAGCTACACCCAGAACGTAGAGTATGAGCTTGCGCAAGCTAAGCGTGAGTACAAGGAGGCTTATGAGGCAGGTGACACTGACCGCGTCTTAGACGCCCAAGAGAAGCTCAATGTGGCCAGCTACAAGCTGCAGCAGATCAAGAATTATCGTCCTACTTTACAAGGAGTAGAAGAAGAGGTACAAATACCTCAACAGCAGGTGCAACAGCCCCAGCTCGATACTAAAACCGTTGCGTGGCAAGAGCGCAACACATGGTACGGTACCGACCCGGAGATGACTGCAGCTGCTCTCGGGCTTCACCAGAAGCTCGTAACCGAACGAGGTCCGCAATATGCGGGCACCGACGAATATTGGAGCGCAGTCGACAAAACGATGCGCCGTCGTTTCCCCGATTATTTCGGGGATGAAGTGGACACTGGTGAGGCCAAGCCCTCCGTACGTGAACCAAAAGCAGCTCCGGTAGTTGCTCCCGCTTCTCGAACCCGATCCCCCAAAAAGATCGTGCTCAAGCAGTCCCAGCTGGTGATAGCCAAAAAACTGGGTCTGACCCCCGAGCAATATGCTCGTGAACTCATGAAGATGGAGAACTAATATGTCGGAGAATATTTTGGATAACATCGAGAAAACGCTCGACGGCGAAACTAAGTCGACCCGCGCACCTCGTCAGTCTCGTACGGAAGCAGAACGCCCTAAGGTCTGGCAACCGGCATCAACCTTGCCAGAACCGGATAAACAGCCCGGATACGCATATCGTTGGGTACGTGTATCTACTCTGGGGCAGAGCGATCCTCGCAATATCTCGGCTAAGCTGAGAGAAGGTTGGGAACCCGTTCGCATCGAAGAACAACCTAAGTTCCAGATGATGGTCGACCCGGATAGCCGCTTCAAAGACAACATCGAAGTCGCAGGACTGTTGCTGTGCAAGGCACCTATGGAATTGATGGAACAGCGGAAAGCATATTTCTCGCAGAAAAATCAGTCCCAGATGGAGTCGGTGGATAACAACTTCATGCGCGAGAGCGATGCTCGTATGCCGCTATTTCGTGAGAAACGGTCTACGACATCATTTGGTAGAGGTAAATAAGCTAGGAGCTTATAGACATGACTTATCCCACTGTTGATGGCCCTTACGGCCTTATCCCGATCAATCTGATCGGTGGGCAGGTTTTTGCTGGTGCTACCCGGCAGATACCGATTGCAACCAACTCCTCGACGGCCATCTTTTATGGTGACGTTGTGACGTTGGCCAGCACCGGTACTCTGGCGAAAGACACCGGCACGAGCGCTGCTACGCCGGTTGGTGTTTTCCTTGGTTGCACCTACACCGATCCGGTGTTCGGTAAGACCTTCCGCCAGTTCTACCCCGGTACCACGAACATCACCGACATCGTTGCCTATGTGCAGGATGACCCGGACGCTTTGTTCAAGGTTGCTGTGGTTTCGAGCGGTACCACCATCAGCTTTGTCAACCGCACTGCGGTTGGTAACAATGCTGTCCTCGTTCAGAACGCTGGTAGCACGACGAATGGCAACTCTCGCGTTGCTGTTAGCTCGACCACTGCCACGACCTCGACTTGGCCGGTCCGTATCATTGATGTTATTCCTGAAACTTCACCTGCAGGTAACCCCGGTTCTTACACCGAGGTTGTCGTTAAGTGGAACCAAGGGATGCACCAGTATCTCAACCCAACTGGCGTATAAGAGGAGTCTAACACATGGCAATTTCACGCGCTCAGCTCCTCAAAGAGCTCCTGCCCGGCCTGAACGCTCTGTTCGGCCTCGAATACGCCCGCTACGGCGAAGAGCACAAAGAGATTTTCGAAACGGAAACCTCGGAACGTTCGTTCGAAGAAGAAACCAAGCTGTCGGGCTTCTCGGCTGCTCCGGTTAAGAACGAAGGCTCGGCTATCGCTTACGAC